CTAGAATTGAGTCAACTCTGAAGATACGGTAGTACTGGTTAGTCTTAACAGCTGCAAGACCGTCAGCAGGTGTAGCACCAACGAATGGGTTAGAAGCCATGCCGTAGCGTGTCTTGAAACCGATTTTTGGCTGGAAGGAATCTTCCGCAACCGCACGGACCATAGTTAATGGTACGTATGGGCAGTAGAATACACCAGCGTCGTATGGGTTAGTACCTTTGTAGCCAACGTTACAGTAATCTGTAGAAGCATATGGGTCAATGTAGACCTTAGTGCGACCATTCAGAACACCAGCAAACGTGTTACCTGTGTCATCAACATTCAAGTTGGTAGACATAGCAGGTGAGTAGTCCAACATGCCAGAAGAGGCAAGTGCAGAAGCAACATCAGAAGAACAGATAATGAAGTTACCTTTTCCTCTTCGTGTTTCTTTAGCAATGATGTTAGATTCACGTTCAATCTGAAGGATAAGTCCTTTGATTTTCTCTACGCTCCAACGGCCGTCTGCGTCTGTCTGCAAGTCAAAGATACCGTTTACAGCAGTGTTAGCCTGCAAGGCACCTGTTTTGGCCTGAGAGTTGACAGTACGGATGACTTCACGGTTGATTTCTGCAAGGATCTCTGTGGACAGAATGTTAGCCAATTCTGTTTCAGCGTCCAGACCGTGGATTGCTTTCAGATCCTGTGCAAGTTCCAAGCTGTATTCAGCTTTCAGTGCACGTGATTTTGCAGTCACAGTTGCTTTTTCAATGGTGAAACCCATCTGCTGGAAAGTAGAACCGCCAGTTGCGCCGAGTGCTTCAGCGTCGTCTGTTGGCATACCACCTGCCATGATGCTTGTTAGACGTGCATCATCTGCAGTTGAGTCAGAGTCAAGGTTAGATACGTTAAGACCAGATGCGTTATCTGAGTCGTGAGTACCTGAAGAGTCACCCGAGTAACGAGTTTCTGCTTCGTTGAATAGTGCTTCACGGTTAGAAGTTGAACCACCCTGGTAACGTGATTTCATCGCAAAGATGAGACCAGTTGGACCAGTCATTGGCTGAACACCACACATGTCGTATGCCATCATGTTTGGCATTGCACGACGCACGAGGCTGATCAGTACTGGGTTCCAGTTTGCTGTTCCGCCAGTAGCGTTTGCAGGTTCACCAGTTCCCTCTGCGAGGTAGTTCTGCTGAGCTGCTAAGTTAGCAAACTCTTTTTCTTGGTTTTCCAGAACAACTGCAGTAACAGCTTTTCTGTGATTGTCGGCAATAGTACCGGCTGATTCTTCATTCAGAACCGGGGCCCATTTTTCGACTAAACGATCATAAGATTCCATTGTTTAGGATCTCCTTAGTAAGTTGTTTTGCGCAGAGCGCTTAGATAACCTGCCATTGCATCGGACACTTCAACGACGGACTGAGAATCATCTTCTACAATACCTTCCTCAAGTGCTTCTGCTGCAGCAGTTGCTTTGTTTGCAGAACCTTTTTTGAAATAAGATTCTTTGATGGTAGCGACTTTACCAGAGAATGTTTCAGCATCTCCAAAATCTACATCTTCAGCCAACTTGAAAAGTTTTTCGGCTTCAGTTGCAGCAAGGTCTTCTGAGTGCTCTGCAATAATAGCATTACGCTCATAAGATTCAAGTGCTTCATTCATCTCAATTGCTTTATCGGTAGCAGCGTCTAGTTTCATTTCTAGATCTGCAACAGATTCAGACAATTCGTCAACGAGATCAACTTTGGATTCTGGAACCGTAATATACGATTCTGTGAAGAGGTTCTTCAAGTTCTCCATGAACTCTTCAGAAATTTCTGTGCGCAAGCCAGTTTCGACTGCTACACGATTTTCTTCCATCCACTGTTCAACTACGTAGTTAAGGTAACCATCTACTTTCTCGACAAGTTCGTCTTTGAAAGAGTTAGTTTCTTCATTGAGTTTTTCAGCATACTCTGCTTCCATACGGTCAACTTCTTCAGTAAGTTTAGAATTAATTGCTGCTTCAAAAATGATTGCAGCCTTACCTTTGAAACCTTCGGAAAGAGTAGCTTCTTCTGAAATAAGTGCTTCAAGATCATCGTCAAAATCAACGCCTTCTGCTTTAGGAGCAGCTGGAGCTTTTTCTGAGTTTTTCTTGTCACCTTTTCGTGCAGGTGCTGATTTACCGGCTTCACCTGCTTTTTTAACAGATGCTACCGATGCCTCTTCTGCATTTTTTGGATCTTGCATTTCGCTGATTACTTCCTCGTTATCATCGAGTGCAACATCCTGTTCTACTTGATCAGTCATGTTTGACTCCTTTAAGTTTTCAGTAACGAGAGGAAATTCTTAAATTCACGCACTTGTGTCTCATAGAGATCAGCACGAGGAGCTTTCTTAATTTCAGTCTCAATTTTTTCAATTTCTTGTGGTTCAATAACGCCATTATTCCAAACCCAATCTACACCTTCCATTATTCCATTAACAAAAGCTTTAGATGCACTTGGGTCTTGTACGATGTCAACTGTATTTAACATAAAGTCATCTTTGACATACATAGTGCCGTTTTTCTCCTCAAGACTTCCCATACCACGAGTTGACACTCCTAGTTGAACACCACCTTCAAGCAGACCAGCAACGATCTGTCCCATAGGAGTTTCCAATATTCGTGCCTTACCCATCACATTATTACCTTCCATTTTCAGGTCAGTAATGAGATGGGATACCTTATCCAAGTTCACGGTGGGACCATCTGGATGGTTTAGTTCCCC